GTGGAAATGTACGGGAAGATCCACCTCAATGAGGCTTCTTGTTGCGTGGGTTGTTTGTGTTGTGTTTGTTTGGCCTGACGTTTGATCCTCCGTAAATACGTCCATTAGTACGGTAGGGGGTTGCACTGGCTCCTGGCGAAAGCCGTCTCTGAAAAGAGATTTGGGGGGTCGCCCCGGCCAGGATGGTCCCAACGCACACTCCTCAGCGCCGTGCGCGCGCTCGAGGCAGATCGTTGGGTTACCCCTCACTGATGGTTTTGCAAAATGCGGGATGTGTGAGGAACACCCCAAAAGGAAGAGCGAAATGAGGCAACCAGTCACCCAGGCGTACGAGAATACGCCGCGGGGTTGGCACCTGAATCGGTCGCTGCTCTTCTGGCGACCTAGTCTGCTTTTCAGCATGACCAAAACCAAAAAGATCCAATCTAGACCTGCATGGCTTGGCCAGCCGAGGGGCCCTACATTGAGAATGTAGAACCACAAAATTCTGACAGTGGCAAAGACCGAGCCAAGACTCACGCCACGATGAGGGCGCAAGAGATGCTCAGCCATTCCACTGCGCATATCTTCGACGAAACTGCGTTTCTGGGGGGGCTTGTCTGAAATGAGAGACAGCCCAACCCCGTGAACTACAGGAGCGACGAAGTAGTGAGCACCATGAATGTGTGACACAAAAGACACCGCATTGCACACGATCTCAGCAGCCTGTTGTTGATAAACAGTGGTCTCATCCAACTCGACCATCTTGTCAAAATGGTCAGCTGGATACTGCTTGCGCACGTGCGCTCTTGCGCGCTCAAGTGCGTCGAGACCCATGTACTTGTCGGCGTTCACACTGGCCGCGTGGTACTCCTCGGAGAGTTCATCCCACGTGGGGAACTGCACCCGCTGGTACTCACTGGGGACACTCCTGTCCAGAATACTTTGGAGTACAGGGAGCTTCTCTTCGAATTTCGCTCTCCCGTACCAGAAGTACTCTCGGGACGCGGTGGTGACGCGATCCCCAGCATCCACGTAAGGATGTTTTTCAGACGGGATCGAAACCATAAGCATCTTGCCGATCGACGCCTCCTCCAGTGGTGCGACGTAGCCACCCAGATCTTCATCGTAACGAAAGCTACGCTTGAGAAAAGTGACATTGTCAATACTACGGAAAGGGATGTCGCC